GTATAGGCATTACACATTCAATGCGTGGGTCTAAACTACTACTCATAAACATTTCGCTTAAATCTTTTTGTTCTTCATCTTCCATTAATGGAGGAGTATAACTTTCAAAGTAAGTACTATAACCTTTTTTACCGGTCATCTTGTGTAATGTTTCACGGAGTTTTTGATAGTGATTTATACCCTCATTAACTAATTTTTGTGTGGACTCAACAAACTGTCCATTGCGAGTGGCACGAACAAATCCTGCCATTTTTTGATATTCTTCACATAAACTACTGATATGATTCCAACGATCATCATTAACCTTGCCACCTTCAGCAATATGTCGTGCATATACTCTTGCTAAACCGGGTTTATTTGTAGGAGCTAGAAATCTTTCGCCCAATGTATTTTCAATGAAAATTCTTTCAACATTGCGATAACGTTGTTCACCCTCTTCAAGTGCACGACTATGTTGAAGATGTATTTTTACAGTGGGAATATTGTCACTATAACTAGATTTTTTATTGATTGCATAATAGCTTTCATCTAGTTTTTTGGTATGTTCTCTTTTAGCCATGTCGTGTTCCAAATTATCTATGCGATCTATGTCAAATTTATCTACTTTACCAAATGTAATTTGTCTTAATGCAACTATCAAATCACTCCAAGAAAGATCATCAGATTCATCTTCACTAGGACTATCTGCAATTTTATCTGTTTCATATATTGTAAATACATCTGAGTTATCTAAACTACAGTATGCATTTCCATAATCTACTCCGTCTTTTGTAAAAGTAAATCCTATTACCTCTGCTTCAGATTCAACAGGTACACTCTTCCCCGATGTTGACAATAGTTTAGGGTCATATCCGCGACTTTTTAGAAAGCCGTATACTTCTGATTTAATGTTATCTTGATTTGCTGACATAGTAATATATTTATGCAAAAACTGCAAAGAAGGGCAGGGGAGCAATTATCTCACTATGATCCCTCATATGACTATCTAAATCACTATTGTATTCCCCTATTTGTTGAATCATTCTTACAATTAGTAATGAAGACATGACCAAATCATCTGTTTCACCCGTTTTAGCGGCATAACTACCACCATGTGCAACAAATGTCTTTAATTCACTGATTAAACTGCGACTATGCACAGTTAATTTTTTACTTTCTAATAGTGATTTGAATTTAGCACAAGCAGCCAATTTAGATTTTTGTGTAGTATTGAAACCTTTACGTTTTTTACCAGATTCGCTGATGAAAATGCCAGGGATATTTGATTCCCCGTATTCGTTTAACGAAACTAATGCCGCTTCACCTATGCTATTGTTTTCTATACTGTAGTACAAACTATTTGGTTCATTTGTACATTCAACAATATACTTGTTAATTTGTGCTAATAATTTAATCTGATTTGGTATATCAGTTTTATTGTGTTTCCATTCACCAATTTGTGTAGTTGTATTTGCTTCAAAAATTTGTATGCCAGCTGGATCACCACCTGTACCAAGACTAGGATCTAAACCAACAGCATATATATTACCTTTAGTTGGTGTTTTATACCAACGTATTTGCCCTTGACGTAGTGTGGGTTCAATACCTTCTAATGCAATCAATGTATTTGGATTAATAAGAGTTTCATCAGCAATAATAAATTCACAGTTGGATATCAGTAAGTCATTCGCATAAAATCTATGATTTTTTTCAACATTTAATAAATCATACACTTGTTCAACTTTTTTTAGTGATATGCTTACTACTGTATCTACACCTGTATTATCTTTAATTTTAATTCCCGGTTTTAATTTCTTTGCAGGAATCTTTTTTAAATTTACATTAAAAAAATCATGATCTAATGTGCATGTAATTTTTTTAGTGGTTGTTTGTATCAATACCGTTTCTTTTTTACCCTTGGCAAGCACGCCGGCAAAATCACTCCAACCCGAATCAGTTAAGATTTGTATACCTTTATTATTTTTTACTAAGTCTTCCACTTACAAATCCTTCTAAAATATTATCATCTTTGAACTGTTTATTAATGGTACCGTTATTGTACCATTTCATTCCTCGTTTTGATATCTGATCTTTAGGTAACCTGCCCTGAATAAATCCTTCAGGGCATTCATTAGAATAGAGTTCTTTAATGCCATTGTTAAACCAGATTTTTCCAGTAGCATTGCCTATTTTTCCTTTTTGAGAATTACTAATTTTCCTACATCTTTCAGGATCTCTGAGATAATCGTAATATCCCTCAGAGGATCTTGCTTTTAAATGTTTTTCTCTTTCTTCATCTGACCAAACAAATCCCGGTTTTCTTCCACCCACTCCGGGACGCTTTATACCTTTATTGGGTGCATCTTTACCATACATAGGATTACTACTTCCTAGTCTATCTATTGAAAGTTGTTTACTAATATTTTCTTTTAGTAAAGAGTATGTACGATTCGTTATCCTAACGTTATCCCTATATTTGCTCCATTGATTAGCGAGACCCCAAAAAGCATATATCATTTTTGCTTTATCTCCGCTAACTGTAAATCTTGTTAATAAATGGTGACATGTATAATGTTCTTTGCATGTAAGCAAAACCAAATTAGACGGTGAGTCATCTCCGCCTAAAGATTTAGGAATTACATGATGATACTCAAAATAAGTTTGGTTATTTTTTACTCTATTTGATGTTTTAGCACTATCAATAATAGAATGATACCAGTGGTAATATTTATTTTTTATCATAGTGTATTTATACCGTTTCGTCATAAATTATGAACTTAGTAACTTAGAAAGTTCATCTATTGATATTTTTTTAATTTTTCCATTGGGTAATTTTATAGTGACATTAGAATCACCTGTTATGCAATTCATTTCTCGGCGGAATCTATCTTCCCCGAGTTGTGCTATCATTTCATCAGCCCACTTTTGATCTCTTTCAGGGTGTGCTTCCCAAGTTGCTTTATATGCTTTGAACCCGTTTACACCTAAATCTGTTGTGTTGCCAAATTCATCTTCACACTTGTTTGCTTGTTTCCATAAGAAAGCAAATTGATCTTCATCAGAGTTGGGAGTGCTTGTAATAATTGCTTTACCACCAGTTGATAATGTGGGTGTAATAGATGTCCAAAACTCTTTTGCTATGGTAGGTCTTACGAATGCAAACTCATCTAAGTATAGTAATGAAATAGATAGACCACGACCTGTATTTTCAGTGGTAGTCGCTGATATAATACGACTACCATTATCAAAACCTAGATTACCTTTATTATAGTCGGTTGCTCCTGCTTTAATATGATCAGGACAATTCTCATATGCATAACGAATACGTTGCATAATCTCTTGTGCACCGTCGTATTTGTGTGCAGCGATAAGAATTGTTGCATCTGGTATAAACATGGCATACCAAAGTAAGTAACCTGCCGCTGAGGTTGACTTACCAGTTTGTCGAGCCATCAAGTTAATACTAAATCTATAATTGTGATATGTATCAATTAGTTTTTGTTGAAAGTCCCATGGATGATACTGAATAGCACCCCTTGTAGGGTGTTGTATGTAAAAGAAGTTATCCATAAAGTATAGATAACCTGTGTCCGGGTCACAACATTTAACAAAGTCGTCTAGTTGTTTAGAGTCTTTGAAATTTGTCTTTTTGTAGGGTGATTTGACTAAAGTAGATGTATCATTCATAGCATTATTTATAACTATGCTAAAGATTAAATACCATTAGTTACTGGATTATAAAATAATTTACCTGTGTAATCAGTGGTGTTAGATACACCAGTATGACTATAACTTAATGATAATGAACCGCCTGCCGCACCATTTCCATACAGAACTAGTATAGGATAATATGAACCTGCTACTAAATTAACGGTGCCTGTTACTGCCCCTGTGTTATAAGTACTAGATATTAATGCGTTAGGTATAGTATATCCTGATCGTGCATTTGTACCAATCCAAAAGTTGCTAGCATCATCACTTGTCATACTAAATGTCCAAACACCGGTATAGTCAGATAAAAAATATCCAGCAAACAATTCACTATGATTTGTTGATTCACTTCCTATCTCAAAGTTAGTTGCAATTTGATGTCCTGAGGGACTATTTCCTGTGAAAAAACTAATAGTATTATTCCAATAACCGTTATAGTGATATTGATAAATTCCTGATTGTAAAGGTAACCATGGACGACCCTGTACCAAACCACTTGAATTAGGATTGTCAGTTATACCGTTGTTATTATATTGTGTTGGCAATTCTGTGATATCGTATGCACTGCGTATGTTCCCTACTCTTTGTCTATCTTGCATAGCCAAGTTTAGTTTAGCAACTTGTTTCAATTGCTTTGTTGATAGTGTTGATATTCCGTTTGATGCCATAATGTATTTAGTTTATTTTATACTACTGAAGTTACAGTTACAATAACACTAGGACTTGCTGGCATAGCAAAAGGTGATGTTTGTGCAGTTTGTGCTACTAATTTTACATGGCCAACATCGCCCCCAGTACCTGTTAAAGCCCAGTATACTTCAATATAATCATTTGCCGCCATTGAGGGTACTATTGTATCATTAGTAAACCATATATTTGTGGGATTATTGTTTAATGTTACACTATCTTGACTATATGCAATATCACTACCGTTCTTTCTAAACCAAGTACTCATTACTACAGTACCCGGGCCGTTTTGATATACACCTAATTGTGCCTTAACTGCATATGTACCTGCTTTATTTACAATGATTCTACTATTAGATGTACCAGTGCCTTTTGTTATACCTAAATTGGCAATTGTTGTATCAAACAATACTGGTGTTGCAGTGTTAGCACTTACTGTAATGTTTGCTGTATTACCAAACAACCCGTAACTAATTGCATTAACATTACCTGTAATATTAACATTACCTGTAACAGATAAGTCACCATTAATTGTAGCACCACTGGTATTAAATGTAACTTGTTTTTGAATTGTATTTGAGCCAGTTGGAGTTAACCAAAATTCAATGCGACTACCTTGATTAGTTGCAGTTTGATTTTCGTCTGCAATCATATCCATTCTAGTTGTAGAGATTGCAGGCCATCCACCAGTTGCATATGGTGTAGCACCATAACGACTAATAACATCATTGTTTAATAACTGACTTGGGCTTGCACTAGTGCCATTATAATGACGACCAATAACAGCCGCGTAATTGTTAGTACCTACACCATCAATATAAACTCTTGCAGGGTTACTACCTTGACCAGTTATACTTAACATGACACCAGGATTCTGTGGTGTTATGCTTGTACCATCTGCACTTATTGATATTACACCACTCGTTGCAGTACCACCTGTATTGCTTGTGACTACTAAATTACCATTGACTTTTGTTGCATTGCTAGTAACTTGCAATACATTTGCAACACTAGTTACACTCATATTAATATTACCATTTGGTGCTAGTGTTAGTGTGGTGTTACCTGCTATCAAGTTTGCTTGTAATCCTGCTATTCCATTAACTTGAAGTATCCCGTTCGTTACAGTTAAAATACCTGTATTAGCACTATTAGCAGTATCTTGTATGTGTATTGAATTGGGACCAATATACATGTCAGCCCATTTAAATGTTGGTGTGCCTAATGTATATGTATTACTTGTTGCTGGAATTAAACTACCAGCAGATGTTATATTACCACTTACTACCATATCACTACTAGTAATGTAGCTTTTGATAACACTACCAGTTACTGTCTGTGTTGTACCACTATCATCTACTAAAAACACAGTACCACTGGTCATCGGTGATAATGCTGGTATGTCTGTTAATTTCTTATTTGCCATATTATTCCTCTAATTCTGTTACAATATTATCATTACTATCAGTTACAATGAAATATCCATCGTCTGTAATAATGTAATATGTTTGCGGTATGTGGTCAGATATAATCGCACCGCCTGAAATTAATACACCACCTGTTATTACTGCACCACCTGACATTTATTTTCCTATTGGCTTTTCGCCTGTTAGATAAGATCTGCTAAACCAAAGTTTGAACCACTCAGGGGTCCCTGGTCTGATATTATTCTTTTTCATTAATTCACCTTTTTCATTACCAGTGATACTAATATTACTTTCTTCACCTATAACCTGTTGAGTTATACCACTTAATTTTCTTAAATCATCAAGTGTTGTGTCTATATTTTGTGCCTGTGCAGGAACGGACTTGAGTTTCTCAAATCCGTTCTGTATTTTACTTTGTTTCCATACATCAAAGGACATGATGTATTTAGCTGAAATTTACCAATTATTTAATATCTAAGGGTCTAGCTTTAGTTACTAAAATAGCATAGTATGATTCTTTGACTTCTTTTGATGTACCGTCTTCATTTTCACCGACAGTCAAGTCAAAACTAATTGTATTAAATGCATCAATATCAAATCCAGTACGTTGTAATAATGCAGCCAATTGAGTACTACCCAATATACTATAATGATTCAAATTGAATTCATGTTGTCTTTCGCAATCTGGGGCAGGAACTTCAATATATAATTTACCACCCTGTTTTAATACACGATTATATTCCATTAGCGTAAAGATTGGATATGGACTATGCTCTAATGCATGACGCAAGAATAAAAAGTCAACACTTTCATCATAGTAACCTTCACTTTGTGGTAGAAAGCTCATATCATACGATTTAATTGTATGTCCCTTAGTTTCACATAATTTAATGTCTTCTGGGCTTAATGTTACTCCAACTAAATTTGTATAACCACGCTCTTTCATTTCATCCAAGAAATAACCGGGCCCACATCCTAAATCTAAAATAAGTGAATCTTTTGCTAAATTAAGTGGATCAATATATTGTGTTACGACTTGACTAGTAATTGTTTTGTGAAACTGACTTTCACCCTCATCGTATATATGTGCAGTATATAACCACTCATTGTAGAATTTGAGTTTAATTAAGTCCAGAGTTTTGTTAATATCAATCATGCTTTGCATATGTTTCCTATATAAGTTTCTATTACTTATGCAGGAAATATGCTATAATTATTTTTTCTTAGATTTTTTAGACTTCTTTTCGTAACCAGCAAAACCTAATATCGGGCTAGTTTTATGTATACTATCAGGTTCTACACTTTTACTCCACGGTGTCACTTCATGATGCTCAGATGGTATTGTATTATATGCTGCTTGAAGCATATTGTGTTCTTCTTTGGTATAAGGGTGTGCTGAGTTAAACTTTTCAGACCAAGATGCAGGATCCATATCAACTTTTTTAGTTGATTTACCGTCTGCCATAGCAGTAGCCATCCAAATACGATTCATATGATATACACGATCATATCCACCCACATCACGTGCAATGGATGATCCTTGAACCACGCTAGCATGGTCTTTATGTATCTTTCCTCTTGGTGGTCCATTCTCTGTTATAAATTCACTTGCTCTCATTTGTTACCTTAATTGTATGTAGTCACTTCAATGATATGATTTAATATTTCATTGACAATAGGATTTACTAATATTCTTAATATTGGAGCTCCTGTACTACTATTAATATCAACATTATATCTAGTCAAAGGTGTACCGGAAAAGATAGTGCTATGTGCAGAAAAATCTGCTTGTGAATTATCTTGTTTTTTAGCAATACTTAAAGTAACTGTTTGTGTATAGCCTGTTATAGCATCAGTAGATGTAACTTTAGCAGTCATTGATGTAAATGTAGTTGGATCAGTACTGTATATAAGTTGATTTACTGAATTATCAAGTGTTATTGCAGTAGCACATAATGCACTACTGTTACCAACATTCAAGTTATTCAACAATGATATATTATTCAATCCAGCTAAACTAGCCTTTGCCACTGAATTACCGGTTACTGGAAAACTAATTGTGTTTCCAGATTCTACAAAATGAATATTACCTACATGCAATGCTGTACTTGATAGGTACATCCCGTTGATTGTATTATTAGCATTACCAATATTAACATCTGCATAAGTTATTGGTATAAGATTAGCATTTAAATTTAATTGATTACTAGCTGGATCAAATACTAAACTTGATGAGCCTGTTGTAAAATTTCCACTAGTATATTGCAATGAACCGGGTGGTCCACCGGAACCTGCTTGGTTGAGTATTGCAAATGCATTATTAATTTTAGTAAAGGCAACTCTTAGTGGGTCTCCTGTACCATCATTAGCAAGTGTACCAATGTTAATATTTTCTAATGTTAGAGCCATGTTTTATTCCGTTAATGATATATTTATCTGAATACAATTTTTATACTGTCAGTATTTTGGTTATAAATATATGACTATTTAAGGAGTTATTATGCGTAAAATTATGTTAGGAATGTTGCTACTTTTGAGTGCATCATTCAGTTTTGCTTGGACACAACGAGCACCATTTCCAGTAGACCAGTGCAAAGCACATGCACCCTACGGATTCCCGCAGTCACAGAAACCAATTCAACCTTTATGCCAACAAGCATATCTAGTTGGATATGATGCGGCTGCTAAACTACCAGAGTTCGTTATGTACGAATTACTACCACAAAATGCATTAGGATGTGTTGCACGTACTAACGCTTTTGCTGCAAATCAATTTGTTCAAAACGGTGCTACTCCAGCTGACTATGCTGGTACAGGTTACGACAAAGGAC